CCACTGAGCTGATGTAAGTATATTAACATAGTGAATATTTATGTCAATACTTTTTTTATTAAAATAATTAATAATATTCATTGACATATGTTGTCACTATGTTAGTATGAATGTAGGGCGTTTTTACTCAAATTTAGCGTCCTGACCTAGTGTGGAATAGCTAAGAGGTGGTTTCCGTTTAGTAAAAACCCACTAGGTCTTTTTTTGTGTCAAAATCTTGGCAATCCCCTAGCTAAGAGAAAAAAGAATAGTTTGGGGGAAACCCCTTAAAAACTTTGTGTTTGCCTCTTTGGGGGAAGCATTTAAAAACTTTGGGGGAAGAAGTTTAAAAACTTCAACCCCTTAGCTTATAGAATTATTATTTATTAGATTCTATTATATCGAATAGATATTTTTTAAATTCACTAACATTTTGATTCATGGCTGAGCCAACTCTTATCCCATTGTATTTTATGACTTGAATCCATGTATTGAATGCCTTGTATGAAATTGGGATTTCATTCACATATTCATTCAAAAATATCCATTCGTTTTTATTTTCTAGTCTTTTTTTATTAGCTAGCTTTATAAACTCTGTTGTATTCATCGTTTTATCTCGCCTCCTCTTAGCTGTGGGAAGGTTTTCATATTCAACATATAACTGACTAATTCGTTATCGGTTATATATCTTTTTGCACCATCATACCAATCCATAAAATGGTAATGAACTGTTCCGTCTGCATACAGCCTGAATTCATCAGAAGGACCGCCCCAGCTAAGCTGCCATCTGTGGTATCCTCTTGGCTGTTCTACAAATGTAAACGGCTCGACATAATCAAAGCACAAACCCTCAAGTTCGCCTTTGCGAAAGTCCTGCATCCTATCAGCTAGGGCTGCATCTATTCTTTCTTCACATGTTTTCTCTTTCATACTTTTTTACTCCTGGCTAAGGGCGACAGAAGCCGCCCCATGCCTGTTTGTTTATTTGTTGCTATTAATTTCAGAAGCATATCTTTCGTAAACTGTGTTTATTTTCATTCTTAGCTCACTAATATATTCATCCTGAAACTTCCTTTCGCTGTATTGCCTTAGAGCCTCACCTATTGTGTGAGCCTCTGCAATATCTAGCTCGACTTCATACTTTTTGTTTGTATCAATAAACTTTGTCATTTTTTTTCTCCTATAAGTTAGTTTATGTAATCATATTAACATGATGAATTCATTATGTCAATAAAATAATCTAGCTAAGAGTAAATTAATTTTTTTGATGTTTCACGTGGAACAATTCTTCTTCAATATGCCCTAGCTAACATCTTGGGGGAGACGCATTAAAAACTTTGGGGGAACACTATTAAAAACTTTGGGGGCATCAATTAAAAACTTTTGTCCCTAGCTGGGGGATATCGGTTAAAAAATTTGCAAATATATACAGGCAGGGTGTGTGTGCGGATAGGTACGTCTTTTATCTTCTTCCGTCATCGTTTGTGTAGTTACCACAATCCAATACAACCCTGTATTCTTACTATGTAGGCTAATAAGAAAGCGGCATTTGTGTCCTTCGCCGACTTACTGATTGTTATTACACATGTTTAACAAAAAGGGTAGCCGATATGTTTGATTTGTGGGTGGACGACTACCCTCCTAGCTAGTGAACAATCCAAAGACTAGCTAAATGGAAATGTGTTAATCATACTTTTCATCATTATCCTCCTGTGTGTTTTCTCTCTCAGCTAACAGCTTATTTGCCTCAGCTAATTTCTGTTTCGTCATCGCATATCTCTGCCTAGAATATTCGTTGAGTTTATCTTTATTCTTATGATAATACTCTCTCATTTTCTCTCTATCAAGTTCTTTCTGCTCTTCTGTACGAGAAGCCCTTTTCGCTCTTACAGAAGCTAACCTTTTTTCTTTATGTTTTTGGTAATCAGCCCTTGTTTTGGCATTATGTTTATCACGATTACGCTCATAATACTCTTTATTGTAAGTCATCTTTACTCCTTAAAATGGGCTTGCGTCTTCTTCCTTACCTACCAGCTTAACTGTTGCGTAAGGTCCTTTGTCTTTCTGATTAATAAATACAGATATGTCCATAGTTTTGTGGTCATTATTCTGTGAATTTGTGTCAGTAGCCTCACTATTGTTAAATATTGGCTGTTTTTTGCCGCTTTCCTCTTGTTTCTTCTTAACCAACTCTATCAAAGCCTTCATTTCGTCTGAATCTTTAATATCTTTGTTAATAAATAAATTGAAATATTCAATCATTTCTTATCCTCCTGTACTTGTTTATATAATTTGTCAACTTCAAGCATGTATTCTCTCTGTGACAAAATTCCTATATCTAATTTCTTGATGAGGTCAACTAAAATGTCAACCTCATCTTTTGTGTAGCCAACAGACTCAAGCATTATTTGCCTCATCATAAATTAACTTAACATTCTGCATTGGGTTTCCTTCGTAAGCTATTGGTTTCTTTGGCAATTCTTTATTTCCTAACAATGCCTCCGAGTAGTCCTCAAGGTTTTGTATTAAGTTCTTTTCATAATCCATATCTCTTGTGTATCTCCATATTTTTGTGTGCGTTGGTGTCCAATTAACCAAGTCAACATACTCTAATGGTAGCTTAGGGTCTGCCATTTTGAGTACCATTAACTGACCTGCCACTTGTGGAAGGTATTGTCTAGGAAACTCATCATAGTTTGCGTTGCCTTGTGCTGAACATTTTATTTCCACCAGCCCTTTCTTGTCCATAGTCATGCCGTCAGGGGTACAACTTAGAGCAATAGTTCTGTCAGCTTTTGTGTTCATCCAATCAGAAACTTTCCAATTTTTTTGATTGTCACAATAGTGCAAACAAGCCTCCTGATTGACCAACATCCACTTTGCTATGCCACATCTCTCATTATATGTGCCGTATTTAACACTAGCTAATGCTTTATCAGGAAGAGGTATGTCCTCTTGTTTTATGTCTGCTTGTAGTCTTTTCATCCTACTAGCTGGAGACATCCTCCAGTCATTCTTAGCTTTATAGGTCAGTCCGTAAGCATAATCTTTGAATAAAGATGTTCTTAGATTATCAGGTATATAAGGGTGTTCTTCCTCTTTTATCTCAGGCTGTAAGGCTGTGCCAAATTCCATTTCATTAACTTCTTTATCCTTTAGCTCGCCTTTCTTAAATGCCTGACATATAGCCTGTTCTTGCTTATCAGAATCCCTAATATCTAACAATGTTTTGTTAGATATGTTGGTTATTGCTGGCTCTCCTTCAGGCATGGTAGTGCCATCGTGGAAAATTTGTATCCCTAAGCCAAACATAGCAATACATTTGACCATAGCCCTCATTTTAGCCGTATTTATATCAAAACAGCTTGGTTTTATTATTGGGCTATTCTTGTAGTCAGTGACAGGATACCACATTTCTTTGTATAGATTTCCTATCTCTACCCTACAATAGATTTCTTGTGAGCCATCCTCAAAGAATCTATGTTTACTATCATCAAACTCAACATGGTGTTGAGGATAATGTTTATTAAGTTCTGATATGGCATAAGACCATTTCAAATAGGTAAACCCATTTTTTAGTTCTGTCTTGCCTGTCACATCAATTTTAGACAAAGTATTCCAAACATCTGCGTATGTTGGCTCTTTTTTTGATATGTCATCTATTATTTCTGTTAACATATCTATCCTTTTGTCAGGTTTTTCATTACTACCTGGAAGATTTTCAACTTTTTTATTCATAATAATATAATTATATATGTTAATATAATTAAATCAAGTATTGATTTGATTTTTTTATTAATATATGATAATTATATATAATTTAATAAATAAATATATTAATACACACACATATATGTGTGTATATATATAAATAAAGTATGAATAAAGATGAGTTTAAACAACTGATAAGGTTATTTGATGACACTTATCCTAAACAACCTAAGCTGACAACTGCTCAGCAATTAATGTTATGGGTTAGTTTGCAACACTACAGCGTTGATGCTGTTATGGCTGCTTTCATATCACACACTAATGACCCTGATATTGGTGAATGGAAACCTCAAGTTCCTGTGAATCTTACTAAATACCTGCAACAATCAGACGTGTCTATTAGAGCGTTATACAATCAATTTTTTGAGCGTATAGACGTTAAAGATGACGTAGCTAAGAGCGTTTGGAATAAACTAGGCGGAAATAAATTGCTCAAATTGCCTCAATATGAGACAGATAAGAAAGAAGATGTATTTGTAAACCTTTACAAACAGCAGATGATAGGCGATAACTATGATAAGTTGCCTGATGATTTAAAAACAAAATTGATAGGAGTATTAAAAAAATGACTACTTATGTTGTGAGATTGAAAGAAAACAAGGAATTTGTCGGAATATATGCTGGCAAAAATGAGCCTGACCTTTTTTGGTTAGTAGACCAATTATGCGACCCTTATGCGTGTGAGTATGCAAGACTTAGTTTTGGTGGTTTGTATTTTGCTGGCAAATGTTCTAGGTTTGTTGACTTAGATGAAATGACTGAAGAGGAAACTCATAATACCCCTGAGTTGAATGAACCTAAATTTACTGAGGAAATAACAGAATTTAAAGGTAGGTGGAAACCTATAACTAAAGATTGTTACACAGAACTTTTGAGAGGTGGCAAAGATGATTAGATTGGGCGAAGAACAATTAGAACGAGCTGTTTCACAGCTAAGAGATTTGGGGAAGCTATTAGCTAAGGCTGAATCTGATTACCAATATTATGAATCTATGATGAAGGTTACCAAAGCTAGAATATTTTTAGAATATCAAAATAGCGGCATGACTGTCAGGGATAGAGAAGCATTAGCTGAAACACATCAAGAAGTGTTAGCTTACATAGATTTGATAAGAGAAAAGAAGAAAGATTACATATCTTTGAGGCATGAGATAGCCAGTATTACTGAATCCTGTAATTTATTTAGGACAAAATCCGCTAATATTAGAGGAGAGAAGAAACTTTATGGAGAGTTAGGTTGAAACATAACAACGATTTTAAGTTTGATTTAGATTTTGGTTTAATATCTGAGAAATATTACGGCAAGGTTGTATCTGACATTGCCAATGGATTGACAGAGTGTAAGGCTGAAAGAGACCAATGGGTTGAGACAGGCAATACTTTTGTTGAGTTCAAATCAAGGGGCAAGCCTAGCGGTATTGCTACTACTCATGCAGACCATTGGGTAGTGTCATTTTACAAAGGCAAGGAGGTTTGTTTTACCTTGACAGTGCCTATTGAAAGCATGAAAAAAATAGCTAGAAAAGGCAGATTGATAAGAGGAGGAGATGAAAACACATCTGAAGGGATGTTGGTTTCTATACAAGATTTAATTAACCCTGACAATTATGGAGGCGGAAATGATTGATATAATAAAAAAGATAATGTATGCGTATGACGATTTACCTGAGCTAGTACAGGCATTCATATTTATATCTTTAGTTATATTTTTTTGGGAGGCTGTGCTGTAGAATGATAATTCTATGGCAAAAAAACCCAACAAAAAGATACAAGAAGAATATAAACAGGCAATTAAGTTTGGGTGTGTGGTTTGTAAAAAACACTACGGAGTGTATACAGAACCATGTATCCATCACTTAACAGGAGCTGGAATGGGTATCAAATCTAAGTCATTTATCCCTTTATGTTTCGAGCATCATCAGGGCTCTCAAGGAATCCATTTTTTAGGCAACTTTACGTGGGAGGATAAATATGGTACACAGGAAGAATTACTGGAGTATTATGAAAAGAATAAATGAATCCTGAGCTGTTAACATTGCTACTACCTAGTAGCCCATCTTATGAGATTAAATCCGCTAATCACAACGCCCTTACACCCCAAGACATTGCATACCTACTAGCTAAGAAAAGATTGAAGAAGAGAGAGTTAAACATACTCTTAGCTAAGTTTATTGATTCTAGCTCAGCACACGAAGAATTGTTCGATGAAATGATGGACAGAGCCTGTGAAATATTTATGAAAGATGGTGTGCCTGATAAGCCTGGAATCATTAGGAAGTTTACAAGACTCGCTCTTGCCGAGACTTTATTTACTAAATGTTTTATTTGTAAAGGCGTAGGAACAATCGTAATAGACAATAGTAAATTAGAAAAATGCCCTCATTGTGAGGGCACAGGTGAGTTTATATATGAGGATGTGCATAGAGCACATATTATGAAAATCCCTATGAAGTTATTCAAAAAACATAAAAAACAATATATCAAAATCAGAGAAATTATTATTGATATCGAAAATGAAGCATTAAGAAAGCTAGGTGATTAATTGGTATTGACATTAATAATTTATTATGTTTATATATGTTCATACCAACAATAAAGTTGGTGGAGTAAAAAAACATGACAATTAACACACAAGAACCTATGGAAGTATTACCAAACGGACATAGGAAACATACATTAGAGGTCATGCCTGAGTTCCAACACACTCAAATTGGAGCATTAAAAAATGCTCATCAACTTTGGGCTGAGTTATCAGGCGGTCTCGACCCTCATGTCGTTATGAAAAAAGCAAAAGAGTTAGGCATCCCTTTTGCTGAGCTCGATTACATTTACGGATGTGATGAGGACGAGTACAACAAAGCCTAAATAAAACAGGAGTGGGTATCTCCTCAAACCTACCCAATTTAATGCTTAGATTTGCTTTCTTGCTTATCTACCACAACCAAAGGAACTCCCTCAGCTAAGTCAGGTGCAGTTTCCATAAGTGTTTTAAGTTCTGCAATTAATTCAGCATCAGTTTTGTCTTTTGTTTTATCAACATTAACATTGATAGTTTGAGATGAAAAATTACCTAGCTCAAGTATAAGTTTGGCTGTGTTAAGTTTGACAGCATCTTGTTCAGAATGTAGCAACTGTTGCAAAACAGTAATTGCTGGTCCTGATATAGATGATATTCTTTCTTCTTGTTTCTTTCTGATTTCTTCTTTGTATTTATTTTTAAGATACCTAGCTTGGAATCTAATAGATTTGTTATTTTCCCAACCAGCTTTAATTGCTGATTGTGTTGCGTTGCCTGCGGTTTCTCCTTCGCAGTAAAAATCTATAAACTTTTGTTCTTTTTCCTTGTCAATTTTTTTTGGCATAACTACCTCTATTGTAATGGATTGTCTGACCTAGCTTTAATTTCATCTACCTTAGCTTTTAGCACAGCAATCTCTGCTTTGTTTATTGCAATATCTTGCTCTAATGGTTTTATGTTCGGTGCTTTTTGAGATTCAAGATTTTCAACTCTTTCAATAAGTTGTCCCTGAAATACGAAAAGCGAGGCTATAGCAATTATAGCTCCGACTGCACCAGTTATTGTTTTAATATCCACGAATCCTCCTTAAGTGTTCTTCTGCCCTGATTGTATTATCAATACTTTCTTGCAAATTCTTTTGATATTGTGCAACTGAATCGTTATACATGTTTTGATTTTCTGCATAAATATTTCTAGTATCAATAAATTCTCTGCCATCATAATAATTACCTCCGTCAATAAAAACTTGGTTATTAAATATGTCTGTGTTTATGTTGTTGTATGTATCAAGTATTTTGTCATTAGACATTGCTTTAGCAACAATTAAAGATGTTGCAATTAATCTTTGGTCTACTCTTTTGATTGTTTGATTTACTTTGCGTTCTATGTTCTCTACTGAAATTGCTGTATCAACTGTTCCAGCACTTTCACTATCCCTGCTTTCTTCCATCTCAACATTACCGCTTTCGGCATCTTGGCTGTCTTGAGAAGCGACTTCAGTTCCCTCACCTCCTTGTTCACTTTCGACTGTTTCTGTTTCTCTGTCAGTTTCATTTACTTCTTCAGAAGCGACTTCAGTTTCTGTTTCACTAGATGTATCATCTTCTGAAACCATGCTTTCACTTTCAGAATTTTCATTCCTAGACTGTTCTCCTCCTGATGATACTCCTCCGCTGCTCTCTTGCTCAGATTGTGCAACAACTGTTGTTTCGTTTTCTGTTGATGCTTCTCCATTTCCTGTTCCGCTAACTTCTTCTCCTGCAACTCCTTCTGTCTCTGTTCCTCCAACTTCTTCTTCTCTAACTGCAAGCTCAGTTTCTCCGCTAAGCTCAAAGGTTTCTGTGTTTGTGATTTCTGTTGTTTCAATTTTTGTTTCAAAGCCTTCGATTTCTGCTGAGAATGTTTCGATGGTCTGCGGTTCTTCATAAGTAACCTCCTCAAATATATTCACTATCCCTGTATTTATTTCTTCTGTTGCAATTTCTGTAACAAAAAATTCTTCAAAAGAAACTAATACTTCAGGTTCTATGTATTCTTCAAATCTTATCTCTTCAATCGGTATGAATTGTATAATTTCTATTTCGTTTTCTAATTCTTCTATTGAGTTAATAGCTGTTGTTATAGTTTCTGTTTGACTTGTTGTCAAAACAACAGGGTCATAAGTCATAGTGACTTCTACATTATCAAAGTTAGGACCACCCAAACCACCAGCAACACCATTACTGTCAGTACCACTAATAGTAATGCCTCCCCTATTAGAGCCACTCTGTGTATACGTAACAGAATCGCTGAAATCTTTTCCATTAATCCCTGTAACATTAGTTCTCTCCTGTGTTGTTGTAGCTAACACATTGTTGTCAGAATCTTTTATTTGTAATTGAACGCTAAAGCTGTCGGCTGGTCCGCTACCTCCCCAACATTGAGCTACACCACACTCTCCGTTCTGCACTTGGACTGAGCTGTTAAGCGTAATGCCGTTATCTAACATTGGTTGTGTTATGGTGTCTGATGTTAGGTCAAACGATTGGCTTATGCTTCCTGATAATCCTATTTCTAAATCGTATTGAGAACCACAGCAATCATTAAGAACAGTAACTTCGCCAGTAGTTGTCCAGCCATTAGAGTTACCATTTTCAAAAGTTCCATTAGTAATTAAGTTTCCAGTAGTTTCTGCAAACAAACTTAATGGAAATAAAAGTATTGCTAAATATCTCATTGTCTCTCGATTGGGTATATTTCTTGTTCATTAGAACCCCATATAGGTTCTCCTATTTCTACTTGGTAAGTAGCACAACTACTTAATAGGCTCAATATTGCCACTAGGTACAGGCTTCTCATTCCAGGTCATACTCCGTTTGGTTTGAGTACCTCCAGTTATTTCTTTTTTTCGTTTCTCCATCCATCTCTCTTTGGCTTTAGCTCCTATCAATCCATCAATAGGGCATGGCGTTCCAGCATCCATCATAGCTTGCCATACGTTTTCGTCTTGGCACATCAAACTTATTGCTGCTACTTTCATGCCTAGCTTAGATAAAACCGCAACAGACTTTCTTCTCTCGCAGGCTTCGTCAACCATATAGCTGCCGAAGCTCCCTGAAAAACCAATGACAGTTACTCCTGCTGCAAGCGGAATAACACATGAGTCCTGTCCGTATACACTCATAGCAGGAGCTGAGGAAGTATTAACTGCTGTTTCTTGATTTGTAGAATTATTTGTTTCGTTGTTTGTGGTTGTGTTAGAACTACTACCTGATTGGTATGTAGTTGATGATTCATAACCACCTGTAATTGCTGTGTTCGACCCAGCATTATTACTTTGAGTATTAGTAGTGCTGCCTGAGCTAGTAACGTCTGATATTGCTGATTCTATACTCAACAGAACGATTATTAAAGCAAGTACAAACAACGCAGGTTTTAACTTTTTCCACGACATTTCCATTTCCTTAATGCCAATGCTTTTCTAGTTGGTCTGCCCTTACTATCTTTCATTGGTCCTTTAACTCCTGACATTCTTGCACAAAAACTTGCTCTTCTTTTGGCTGCTTTTGAACCTTTTTTAACTTTACCTGTTACAGGTCTCTTGAGATTTGCTCCCTCTTTTCTTTTGAAATATTTTCTGCCAGCTTCGTTTAAACCACCAGTTTTAGATTGGTATTTTTTAGCTACCATTTATTTTTTCTTTTTTCTTTTCTTAGCTGTTTTAGCTGCACGTTTAAATTGTGCGTCAGTAGGTGCACCTTTAGCACCTTTCTTTCTCATTTTTTCTCCTGAGCCAGCTTTAATTCTTTTTCTTTTTGCATGTATGTTTGCGTAAAGTCCACGTTTTGCCATATTATTTTCTCGTTAATGAGCCTCCAAAGTATAATCCTATTATTGAAAAAATTGTGTGTGATTGTAAATTAGTTATAAAAATTGTATTGCCTTCTTGAAAATAAGATGTTTCATAAGTAGAACCAAATATCCACCAGCCACTATCAGCCTCAGTTACTATTTGATATGCAATGTTTACATCAGTAAATATTGGTGCAACGATTGGCACTACAATAATACTAAATACGCACATCAAGGCAATCCAACGACGTGTGTGTTTCGTGTGGGGGTCAGAGATTTCTCTAGCTTTATCTGTTTGTTTGGCTGCAAACCCTGCCCTAGCCATCAACATCTTTTGTCGTTCAGCTTCAGCTTGTCCTTTCTGAGCCATAATAGACATGATGCCACCTAGTACAGTGCTAGCTAACATGCTAAGTAACTCCATCGGTATCACAATGTTTCCTCCTCAGCTAATCTTTCTGCACCCATTGCACGTAATGCTTTAAGTAATGCTGGGTCTCTTGAAGCCGCCATTGTTTCAAACATTCTATTTACTAAATTTTTAAAAGCCGCACTTCGTGGATTTTTTTCTAATTCTTCTAAGACTTTTGCACGTGCTTCAGGATTTGTACCTGCTTTTGCTAATAAATTTGCAATGTCATCATGTATTGCAGGTTTTGATATAATCCCAGCTAACAATCTTAATCCAAACATAGTTGCTACCCCTCCTAGTGGTCCGAAAGCAGCACCTGCACCACCACCTATTCCGATGAAGCCTGTAAGTGCACCGATGTTTACGCCACCAGCCATTTTTAAAGCAATAGACCTTTGCACAAATTGGTTGAGTGCAGGTCTTTCAGGCAAGAACGATAACAACAATCCATAATTTTCTAGGTCTTTATATTTAATAGGTTGCATAGCTACTTCTTTTCCGTTTACTATTACTTTTTGGGTTTTTCGTGCGTCATTCCATCCATCTAAAATTAAATTCATTCTGTCTTTAGCAGCTTTCATTTCTTTAGCTGTGCCAGCAGCACCGATACGTTCTAAAAATTCTTGTCTACCAGCACCTCCTTCATTCATGTATTTAATAATGGTGCTGTCAAACAAATCATCCATTTCGTTTTGTGCTAATTTTGCATAATTTTTAGTGCCAATTAATTCTTTTAAGTTTGCGTGTTCCGCTCTTCCGCCTTTCACAAACAGTTGCTCTAATACTTCTTCGTATCCTGCTGAACCTGATTTGCCTTGTGCTACTCTGCCTGCTAAAAACGTAGCTCCAGGTAAAGTAACAAATTCTCCGTTTTGTGCTCCTCGTAAAATGTCTATGTATTGTTTTTGTGGACCTCCGACTGCTTTTAATAACAAACTATCTCTCATAGCTGTATTTATGCCTTGTATAAATGCTTGGTCGTTTTCTCTAAAAACTACATTAGCAGCACTTAGCATGCCTGTTTGGTCTGCTTTTCTTAAAAATTCGATTTGTTCTTTTCTAAGATTTTGATATTTTGTAAAATCAGCACCAAACCTCCTTCCGCTCCTGTTTGCATTAACACTTCTAATTATGTCTTCGTCCAAAGCTATTCTTGCAGTTCCAAATTGTCTATATAAATCATCTGCATAAGCACCATCTATGCTGTTGAGTAAATGTCTTTCTGTTTTATTCATGCCTTCAAATAATTGTCTTAATTGCAAAGGAGTCATTTGTTCTCCTGCTCTATGCCTTTTTACATCAGCCATTAATTTTCTAAATTCTGCTGGATATCTACTACGAGCATTCTGTGCTTCGATAGTTTTCCACCAGTTATTTAAACTTGCAAAAGTATTTCTAGCTAACGCTTGACTTGCTTCCCCTGATGGCGAGGTTCTTCTTCCTGTTCTTGGACTATAAGAACCGAACATTTTATCTAATTGTTTTTGTATGTTTGCTTCATATCCATCTGCTCTTTTTAATAAATTAACAAAAGCACTTAAATTTACAGAGTCAGGGTCATAGCCATTTTTATCACTAAGGATATATTTTTTCTTTGTATCATCCCATTTAAACCTATTAGAAAATTTAGCCGCTGCTTGCTCAATGGTCAAACCTTTGCCGACATCGTCAACTAACGTATTTGCAACAGATTTCATAGCTTTTTCATAACCCTCTTGCAACGGCGTGCCAACAAAAGGCATTCTTGAAAACGCTTCAGCTAAAGACCTAAAGGTAGGGCTAAATGTCATTGACCTAGTAAGTACAATTCCTCTTTCTGCCGCAGTTTGCATAAGCTCATTTGCAAAAATATTTTGTTGTGCTAGTTTGCCGTTCATGTAGCCAACGACGCCCTGCACTTTTTTATTTGCAAATCTACCTGCTGCACCAACGCCTGGTATTGTTCCAGCTGCTTTACCTGCTAACATTGTAGCTCCTTTTGCAGTTTGATATACGCCTTTGATTAATGGTCCACCTACTTTTAAACCACCCATAAAAGCTGCGTTGAATTTTGCTACATCGCCACCAAGTTCTAATGCCTCTTCCATTTGTTTGTCAGAAGCGTATTGTGCTGAACTCATAGTTTTGTTGTAAAAGTAATTAGCGACACCAGCACCTGCCCCTGAGGCTAATGATTGTCGACCTACATAAGTTAACCAACCTAAAGGGTGTGCTAGTCTAGCACCGCCAAATAACAAAGAACCAGCTATTGCACCACCAATCTCTAACCCCATTTTTAATCCATCATTGTCGTCTATTGACTCAGGTATGTTTTTGTTGTTTGGGTCTATTGCTCCTGTGTACAAACCATATTCTCTAACTTTGTTATGATATTGCTCAGGTGTAATTCTTCCTTTTTCTAATAACTTAGCACCCATGATTTTGTATTGATTGAAAGAATCGGCTAGTCTTGATTGTGCTAACAATTCATTTCTTTCGTCTTCGGTCATTTTTTATATTCCTCGCCAGGTATTTCTGACATAAAGATATCTTCCATTTCTGCTAAACCTTCTTCTGTGTCAGGCAATTCGTATCCCACAGGTATATCAGGATACGCATTAACATTTGGTTTTGTTCCGTCTTCAGTAAAACCAGCTATAACGCTATCTAGTCTTTTTCCTAATTGTACTGCTTTGGCTCTTTGTTTTATTAAATCTATTTTTGTTTTACCTGTTGCTCGTGAAACTTCTCCGTCCAATTCAGGTATCCATTGGTCAAATCTAAATTTTAATTGTTGGTATCTCTCTAAGGCTTTTGCATCACCACCAACCCAGTTACCGATGGTTGGCAAAAGTTGTTCTATTTCTTTTAAAAGATAATTACTAGGTCTACCTTTGAAAGAACCTGTAAGAACAATTTTAATATCTTTGTTTAAATCTTCTGCTGCACGTCTAGCTGTTGTAAATCTAGTTGGCTGCATTCCAAAAGTCTCTCCTATTGTTCCAATACCAAAAGATATATCGTCTAATGCTCCGTATGCGTTGTGTATGGTTCTGTCTCTAGCTGCCATTTGTGGTGAATATTCTTGATAAACTTCATCGTTTTGCATTGGATTTATTTCTTCACGCAATTTTGCGTTTTTAAGTGCTAAGTTTTCTAATTCTAAAGCAGTTTTAGTTTGTTTTGCTTGACCGCTACGCAGATTATCTATAACAGATTGTCCTTCGCTAAAACTTTCTTTGAATGACCTGCCAGCAGCTACATCGCCTGACAGTTTAAGTATAGCCATTTGTAATTCTTCATCTGTAATAGCCATTATATCCTCCTTTTTTTGTAAAGTTGCTCAACTGGCAAAGTTAATCCTTTCTGTGAAAACATTGGTGCTATTCTCATTCCTGTGTTTGCCTGTTGTTGATTTAATAATCCAACTCCTGTTATGTATAATTTTAATAACTCTTTACCTTGTTCTGCGGTCATCAACGGAGTGCTGTCTACTTCTTCTTCGTCTTGAATAATGCCTTTTTCTTTAAGCAAAGCTATATCTGCTGCATCTGTTGCTTCGTCTCCAGGCGTGTAAGTTACTTCCTGTCCGTCTACCATGTAAGTTTCTACCCCTGATGGCGTTCCAAAAATGTTTAGAAACTTGTTTACTAAACCAATTCCTTGTCTTCTTTCTGCTAACTTTACTTCTTCATTTTCTTTTTTAATTTTTTGTTCGTTTTCACGATTAATTCTTACTATTGCCTCAGCGTCTGTTTCTAATCTTGTTGTTCCATTAGATAAAACAATTTCTTGTTTTTCTATTTCCTCTCTTTTGCCACTTCCTACTGGGTTTGGAGACGTAACATCTATAGGTACAAATCTTTTATCTAATGTTCTTAAATAATCATTTACGTTATCAAAACCATTAGAATTAGCCGCAGCAAGCATTTCACTATTTGTTAAATAAGCGTTTGGTCCTCCATCAAGAACTTCTGTATCTCTGTATAAAACAGTTTCTCCTGTAACTAAATTTCCAGTTTTAGGGTCTATTTCTCTTCTTAATTTAAAATTTATTGTATCGTTCAATGCGTCTGCTGTAGCGTCTCCGCTACGGCTCATAATATTTGCTCCACGTTGTACCATGTCGTTATAAAATTCATCATAATCTGTGCTTACGTCAAAATCAGTAAAACGTCCTGGTCCACTGAATCCCCTAAAAGGTCCAAAATTACCACCTGCACCGCCAAAATCTATGTTGAACAAAGATGGTGGTTTGTAATAATTATCTCCTGCTGGGTCTACAAATTGTGTTGCATTAAGACCAGTACCAAATTGTCCTCCACGTCCAATAGCGTTAGGTCCTAAAATATTGTTCGTTGAATAATCGCCAAATATGTTTGATAAAACTTGATTAAATCCGACGCTAGCTTGAGGGTATGGGTCAGGCAAACCCATTTGATTTAAAGTTTTGTCAATACCTGATAAAAGTGGAATAATAGGTTTGTCTGTTGGTGCTGGTTGTATATTACCAAAAATACCACCTCTTCCAATAGGTTGCCCTTGTGCATCTACTGGTGATTGTGTTCTTGTTGTGCCGAATTGGTCATCGTAAAATAACAATTCACCAAATTCGTTTGTGCCTATAAATCTTTCAGCCATAATATCTCCTAGTCAAATAGACTTCCTAATAACATTCCAGCAGCCATACCCATAGGTCCGCCTAGTGCAGCTAATCCTGTTGCACCAGCAGTTCCAGCACCAGCTCCTAAAATTCCACCTGTACCCAACGCACCCATGCCTGCTGCTCCACCTAAAGCACCACCGATAATACTTCCTGTGCCAAGACCGCCACCACCGCCACGTTCTGCTGTGATAGTGCCTGGAAGCATGCTGCCTGCAACAATGTTGCCGTATTGATTTAGTGCTGAGTATGGTGCTTGTTGTCCAAACTCAAATCTTTCTCTTGCAGCTTCGATTGCTTGTTGTGCTCTTTGTGTTTGTAAATTACCAAGACCTGTAAGCGTTTGTGATGGTGTCATCAAACTAGCCATAGCTGTTGGTACGTTAGCTATGGATGCTGCTTGTGTCCTTAGTGCATTTTCATACGCTTGATTATACATATTTGCTGAAATATCGCCTGCTCTTTGCAAATAATCGCCAATAACGCCACGTTCTAACACTGCTTGTCTGTCTGAGCCTAACTGACCTGCCTCGTTAGCATTACGTCTTGCTTGTTGTAAGAGTTGTTGTGTTTGTGAAAAAATTGGACGCAACGCTGCGGTAGTCGCTCCTGCCAAATAAGGATTGTTTGCGACTGCTGCTGGTCCAGCTAATTGCCCCTGTATTGCAGGTAACAAAGAACCAGCCAATGCGGTTTGTGGTCCTAATGCAGCTTGTTGTGCTGCCTCTTCGCCAGCCATTTGTAATTGTGATGGCTGTGCAATCGTTGCACCTGGAAAATATTGTTGCGGACCAGTGTCATACAAGTTTTGTGCTTGTCGATAAAGGTTCGATAAATATGGTGCTTGTAATACAGATGGCTCACTTCTTTGTACTTGTGTACCGCCACCGCTTCCTTTGCTCATAATGTACCTCTAATGTATAGATTTTAATTCTTTCGTTAATATTGTGTATGTGTGTTCATACCCAAATCTTTTTAATTTTTTGACAAACCCTTTTCGGCATGCTGTTTCCATAGCAACACAGTCATTGTCTGTCGCCCACTCTTCTAAAACCTCTAAAAATTCATCTACCCAATCATCCATGTCTTTGCCTCCTAATGTGACAATGCGACAAGTTTTCATTCTAGGGTATAAAACAATTTCTGTGGTCAATACAGATATTATGTTTGCATCTTCGTCGAAAATTAACCATAGTTGCATATCTGCTAGTAACAATTTGTCATAAATGTCTTCGACATTCATCTCTTGTTTGCTTTTATTGTTACCCATTTCGATAAATTTTTTACATTTATCCCAAACATTGTTAATTTCTGAAGATGGTATCCCTGATACATACATCATAGTTTTACCCAACTCCCTGCTGCGTTTCTAAAATATATGCCCTCGCCTGAGCCTGGATTAAAATTAGAGCCGTCTGCATATACAATATCTCCTTGTTTTATTTTATCAGGTGTAACATTTTTTACCTCAATAAATGTAACAGGGGTTTCTTGTAAAGCTCCTTGTAATTTAATTAATTCTTCGAATATGTATTTTGGCAAATCTTCAGGGTTATCAGGTACAGGGTTAGGAGTATATCTTGGTGCTTGTGCCATTATTGAAACAAGCTCCTGTAAAACATTTGCACGTCATCTAACAATCCGCCTCTATTTTGCATATCATTTAATAATACTGGGAAAGCTGGCAAACCTCTAGCTGTGTTAATATTCATCATTTGTTCAGGAGTTGGCAGTAAAGTAAAACCTGGTAGCATCGTAGGGTCTCCACCTGCGTTTGCAACTGCTTGTGTTTGTTCTTGACTAATGCCAGCTTGATTTCTAAAAAAATCATTAATTTGATTAGCTTCGCCAGGATAAAAATTTACGTCAAACTGATTAGTTTGTGGTCTTTTAGGAAATGTTGGGAACATTGTTCCGTAAGGATAAACGTCTTCTTCAGTTTTCCCTGTAACAATAGTGCTACGACCTTCTCTAGCAGGTCCACTCATTAAAACATTGTTCATAGCGTTGTGATAATTGAGTAACGGCTCTACGACATCCATTTTTTCTGCATCCGTCATTTGCCCAAACATTTTATCAACAGGCAAATTAGTCATTGGGTCTAATGTTTGCGGTCTGCCAAAACTAGGTCCAGGACCATCCATCATTTCTAAATCTCTAAAATATTCATCCATCGTTGCCATTATCTTTCTCCTAATACCTCATATTCCATATCGTAGCCATTCAATTCAAAAGTAGAAGATGAGGTGTGTTGAAATCTTACTGCTATGTATTTGCCTGTGGCTCTAGCATCTACTTTGTTTTGGCTGTTTGGGTTAAATTCTTGTGCCGATGTAAAGGTATATGTGCCATTTGGTGACATAGAACTACCAATAGATATTTGTGCAGTTCCTGTTCCTGCCATTCTTGGTGTTAGTTTTCTAACTTGTTTGACTGTATTCGTATTTCCATCAAGAACTAAACCTTTCCTCTCAAGAGTCATAGTAAAATTATTACCTGCAAAATCAAAACCTTTATCCCCTCTATAAAATTTAGTGTCAGTTGTTCCTGCCATAAGTATACTTACTTCTGATGGATTATAAGAGCGTGAACCCCAGTTTTCTGTTGTGTTGTAAGCGTCCCAGCTTTGCGATTGTCCTGACCATACTTCAGTTGAAGCTCCAGGATTTACAATACCTGTAGCTATGTGCAATATATTTGGCAAATCTCTAAAACTAAATGCGTTTCTTCTGTAATTCCATATTAAGGCTTTGTTGCAATGCGTTGAACCTACTGTTGGGTAAGACACCCATATTTCGCTTTTTTGCTTGTTATGAGTAACAAATATGTTTTTATAATTGCTAGTATCTAAATCATCAAATAATGCTCTTTTGACTAAATTAGTCGCAACTGATTGTTTCGATACGCCATTGTGAACAATTAAATCTCCTTCAACTACTACAAAGTGTTTGCCATCAAATTCTACTGCACAGTTTCTCGATAGTATGCCTGTGTCGTTAAATAACTTTTGAAAACTAAATACAAGGTTTCCGCCAATGTAGTTCATTAGCCATGTGCTTCTTTCTTTGTATATGATAAAAGATTTGTTAAGAGGAAATCCGTCAACAATAAAATCACCATCATCACCTATCGTTGTTGAGCCTGCGTCGTTAGTTGCTGCTGCTGTCCAAGTGCTAGGTACAGTAATTGACGTATCAGACCATCTAACTTTGTTTTGTAAATCATTACCTGATTCAGTCATATTCAAGGCTATCAAATAATTTCCATAGGCTCTTATAGATTTGCAAGTCGTGTTAGCTGGCCAGTTGGTTAAATCAACAAATTTAGAACTTGAAGTATCATAAAGTTGTGGGTCATCTATTCCGTTGCAAAGTATAGGATTTCCGTTAAATATAGTGCCGACCCAGTTACCTACGCTAGTTAAATTAGTGCTGTAATCACCACCTGATGTTCTTGTTACGTCTGCGTTTGTTGTTCCGTCTGTTCTGTATATTTTTGCAGTTCCTGCATAAAACCAATAATTTGTTGAGCCTGTTAAATTAATTAAAAAATAAGGTGCAACCGCTGGTGCTGTAAATACACTATCGTGTCCTGCTATTTTTTTTGCAGCGTTATCTTCAAATCTTACGTTTTCTGTGTGTGAAAATACTTCGTTTGGCAATGCAGTAGGGTTTATATCTTTTGCCATACCTGCTGGAGGTCCTACTTGAAACAATGGCATTATGCTGTCCTTTTCCACATATATACTACGATATATGGCTGTACGTTATTGTGTGCTGCACCACCACCTGTAGATTCTGTGTTTTGAGAACCTAAAGTCGTTGATGAAGCATCTCCCCCCACACCACCATCAGGAGAACCTGTTTCAACGAAAGTAACAATATTATGAGTATGTGATGGTATTTCAGATGTAGTTAATGTATGAGTTTTAGAACCACCTGTTTCTTCTGCTGCGTCAAAATCGGTATCTGTAGAATCTATACCAACCATTACACGACCAGCTCCAAAAGCCGCCCATGTACCAAAACCGAGTAATGTTGCAGGATTTGTAGCTACTGTTGCATTTATATAAATAGAACCTACAGGATATACAGCTTGTAAAGTAGCTGCTGTATTACCACCTACAGTCAATGTGCCTGTCATAGTAAAATTCCTTACCCCTGTAATATCTATATTGGCATCTGCTGTAACTGCTTTTGATGCTTGTGCTGTACCAAGTGTTGTAATATCTACATAATTAAGTTCAGTAGTGTTTGCTGTAACACCATCTAATAAATTTAATTCTGTGTGTGTAGAAGTAACAGCTCCTGATATGTTAGGAAATGTTGCTTTTACTGTTGATTTAACAAGTCTTATATGGTCATCACCCTCATTAACAGGGTCACCTGCTGCTGGGTTTGAGCTGTTAAGACTGTCTATATATGTTCCTGTTTCTAATCCCATCTATTTCTCCTAACTTTTAGGGTTGTTATCTTTTACTGCTTTAATATGTAAATACCATGCACCTGTTTTTGCATTGTCGCCAAGTTTACCTGCATCAATGTCTTTATAAAGCATATCAAGTTGCTCTGCTATATCTTTGTAATAATCGCCTGTACCTGTACCTTTAGTTCTAGCAAGTACATAAGCATTGTCTATATACCATTGTTGAGTTGCTTGTATATCTGATAAAGTTTTGGCATCTTCTTCTCTAGTTGTAAGAGTTCCTTTATTATCTACTAATGCTACCATTATGCTCTTTTCACTCCATAAACTGTTAAATTAACTTTGTGTGCACCATCTCCACCTGCAAATAGTAATTGGAAACCATTACAAGTGTTTGCCTGTGTGTCATTCAAATATCCATGACCTATGGCTATCCTTGATGAACCATTGCTACCCTCTCCACCTAACATATACACTACTGATGGTGATACTTCTCCTTTAGAGTCGTTAGCATCAGAATCCCAACGACCACCTGCACCATTGTTAAAATACAACCAGCCATTCATTGGGTCTTTTGTTCCATTAGTTTGTTGTTGAACAAGTGTAATTTTATCTTCTGCTGTTGTAGTAATTCTTTTTTCTGAATTGCTGCTTGTTAAACCTAAAGTGGTTTGTCTGTAGTCTGAATTCGTAAGAGCAGAACCATCGTCTAAAAATCTCATTTGAATATCTCCAGCCATGTGTTGTGAGATAGCATGAATAATTACATAGTAATTATCATAAGTAGAATCAAATCCAGTAAAAGAATACGAAGTTATAGTACCACTAGCATTATATTCATTGACTGCACTTATGACTGCTAGTCCACCACCCCCACCAGGTGTTGCAAATTTTAATCCTGTAGCTGTAGAACTATCAGCAGTTAAAACTTGGTCGTTACTTCCAACAGCAAGTGCAGATGGGTTTCCTGAACCATCGCCAACTAAAATACTACCTTTGGTTGATAAATCTACTGCCGAAACAGCACTTGTGCCATTACCGATTAATACACCATTTGCTGTAAGTGAAGTAGCTCCTGTGCCACCACTACCTACTGCAAGAGTTGCTGATAATCCAGCAGCAGTACCTGATGTATTTTGATTTCCAGCACTATTAACTCCTGGTAAATCTATATTGCCAGTTCCGTCAAAACTAACACCACCTATATTTCGTGCAGTCTCTAATGCAGTAGCTGTAGCTGCATTTCCAGTACATGAACCTGAACTACCTGATGTATTTCCTGTTACATTTCCAGTTATATTTCCTGCAAATGTTCCTGATAAAACATCTGTATTAGAGTTAAAAGTTAAACCACTTGCAGTTTTAGGGCCTAAATCACCTGTAGCTGCTGTTACGAATAATGGAAAACATGAAGTATCGGTTGATTCATCTGCAACTGTAATTGCTGTAGGAGTTGGAGCAGATACTGCTGCCCATTTCATACCTGTAGCTTCTGAGCTATCTGCTGTTAATACATGAGTATTAGTTCCTATAGATAATGCTGATGGGTTACCACTTCCATCACCTGCAATCAAATGTCCTTTGGTAGACATATCAACAGCACTTATTGCTGATGAGCCATTACCTACTAAAATTCCATTTGCAGTTAAACTTGTTGCACCTGTACCACCACTTCCTACAGCTAGGGTTGCAGAAAGACCTGCTGCTGTTCCACTTGTATTTTGGTTACCTGCTGAGTTTACACCAGGCAAGTCAATATTAGCTGTACCATCAAAAGATACACCACCAATATTTCTTGCAGTTGCTAAAGCTGTTGCTGTTGCTGCATTACCTGTGGTTGAACCTGATGTGCCACTCACATTACCTGTAACATTTCCTGTAATGTTTCCTGAAAAAGTTCCTGACAATACATCTGTATTTGAATTAAAAGTCAATCCTGATGCTGTCTTTGGACCTAAATCCCCAGTCGCTGCTGTTGTAAACAAGGGAAAACAAGTAGTGTCTGAGGATTCATCTGCGACAGTAATTGCAGTTGGTACATAACTTGATGATGCTTTACCATCTAATTGTGATTGAATGGAAGATGATACACCATCTAAATATCCTATTTCTGTAGACGTTACTGCTGAAACACTTACATCTCCACTACCATCAGAAACCAATGCTCTTGATGCAGTTAAGTTTTCCATTTTAGAAAATGCTATTGCTGCACTAGTGTTTACATCTGCATTAACAATAACTCCTGTGCCAATAGCTGCTGTACCTGTAGTGCCTATAGATATATCGCCTGAAATAACAACAGGGTTAAAATTAGTTCCATCAGCTATCAATGCAGCACCACTGGTATTGGTAGCCATAAATAAATCATCGCCTGAAATTGTTACATCGCCACTAAATGTAGCATTTCCTGATACAGTTAATGCACCTGAAGATGTAATAGTAGTTGCAGTTAAATCAGGCATATTAGCTGCAATATTACCTAGTGTTACTTTTAAATTAGAACTAGACTGAACGATAGGAAATACTGCACTACTCAATGGTGTCGTGGTTGCTGTAAAATCTGTTATTTTCTTAGTTGCCATTTATTGTATTGTCCAAGTCGTTGTTGAAGGTTCAGATACATCTTGCCAGTTACCAGGTGCTATATCTGTTTTATCTTCTTGTTGTATTAATTCACCATTTTCTGTTTCTATCAAAAACAAATTGTCTTCTGTTTCGATATAACCTTGTGCTGTTTCAGGTACAGTAGTCCAAGAAGTGCTACTAGTGCTTACAGTTGTCCATGTAGTCATTAGTAAGCTCCATAGTCAATTCTTGTGGTTGGTGCTACTCCTGAATGTCGGTCTCTTTCGTTAGATCGTATAATATCATCTTTGGCTCTATCATATAAAGTAGACCAAGTTTGTAATCTTTTATCGTTGTATAAATAAGGTTCTGCTTCAACTAATGCACCATAAAGATAAGCATCAGGGTGAAAAGTAAGCATATCATTAGTTGTGTTAGAGTCAGATAAAGCTGTAAAGTATTTAAAATACAACATTTCTATTTCGTAAACCCCATCAGGTATTGGTCTTAGTTGAAAGTTATTACCAATAATAGAATATGCTTTTGGTTTACCTGTATTGCTACCACCTCTAACTCTATCCATTTGTTCAGGTGTCATATATTCTAATGCTGTTTTAGGATCAGTATTGAGCTGTATATTCCTCATAGCTATAAAATTATCAGGTAAAGAATAATATTCAGTATCTGCTATTGTGTTTGCAGTTACTCTTGTTTCCATTCTTCTAATCTTAAAATCCCTTCTGTGCCTTGCTTCTGCAAGTGCAATAAATTCAGGAATTCTGTCATCTAAATCAGTTCTGTCTAACCAATTAGATATTGCTGTTTTTAATTCTGAATAAGTTGTAATTGCCATTATATCCTTCTATTAGTTGTTTTTAAGTACCTATATTCAGGACTATTTATTAATTTTCTAACCCCTTCTTTGTGATTAGGATTAAACAAATCAACCCCATACTTATTCTTCCATTCGTAATACACAGTCATAGGAATCCTTGCAGATAACCTAAACTCATCTTTTATGTGATGATCTTCCTGTTGTAGTTTCTTGTTAGAATCAATAAGGGGTTGTATGTTTTCGATATGTTCGATAGCCATTTCTTTCGTTGGTTCATGCCAATGAAAGATTTGTTTATCATCGAGTTTTCTTCTCATTCACTTAACTCGTCAATGTAGAGATTTGCTGTAGAACTAGCTACAATTGCTGCGATTTTCATACCACCATCAATCTTAAAAATTTCTTCATTATTAGCTCCAAGATAAGTTGAGCTAGTGGTTGCAGTAGGATTAGCACCAAATGCAATATGTACTCCATTAGTGTCAGATATAACTCTTACATATTCTGTACTTGCATTAGTTGCTGCTGTTTGTTGAGAACCAGTATTTACAGTTCTCTTTATTGTGTTAGTAACTCGCAAACCATAATTTACTGATGCCATGTTTATCTCCTAATTACAAATGTAACTAATAATTTTTTAGCACCTGTAGAACCACCATCGGTAATCATTTCAATAGTGCCATCTTCTTCAACTCTATTAGCTGCTGTTGGCTCTGCTGAGTCTACAGTACCTGCTGCTGATCCTGAATGTGCAACTGTTATGCCACCACCTGTTACAGCAGTACCACCAATTTCGAAACTAATCGCAGCATTGCCACCACTTATAGCTCCTTGTAATGCAGTAATAATTTTAATAATTTTACCACCATCAGGTACAGCTACAAATGTGCTTGATGCAGTAGAAATATCTTCTATTTCTCCTGTTAAAAAATAATCGTTTAATGTTCTCATTAAAGTTCTCCATGTCAATAACCCTCGTTCCGAAGCGATACCTTCTTCAAGGTCATTATTAAATGTATCTAGATTTTAGTAGCAGAGCAAACCCTATTGCTTTTACAAGACTTACACATTTGATGCTACTAAAAAGGTGGGGGAGTCAAAAACTTTGGAGTGAAAAAAACTCCCCCTAACATATATATGAGGATATATGAAATTTATTA